TACTATTGTTGGTCATTGCCCTTAGTGGGTATATAATGCTATATTTTTCATATAAGAATAACATTAAACTCGAACAAGAAGTATTGAATTATAAAGTTTCCGAATTGGAAATTATCAATGATAGTCTTGCCGTGGTGCGGGATGCTGAAGTGGTGACTATGAAAGAGTTGACAAAATCCCGGGATCGTCTCAATATGCTTATTGATGCGGCGGCTAAGCGAGATACGGCAAAGTTATCGTTGGAGGATGCGTTGAAAATAATTGAGGGGATTAAATGAGAGTTTGGTTATTAATATTGTTATTTCCTACACTTGGGTTCTCCCAACCAGATTCGGTTACGGTGGCAGTTAAGGATGTGGTGAATACTGCTGAGACGATTTTGGATCAACGTGATACTATAGTGCATCTTAATGCAGTCAATGAAGAACTGACTACTCAAATAAATTTGAAGGATGTAATAATCACACACAAAGATACTGAGATAAGTTTGTTGACATCATCTGTAGATATTGGCAACAGTATAGTTGAAGATTATAAACGGCATCTTCGCCGTAGCAATCGTTGGAATAATAGTAAGGTATTTTATTTTGTACTCGGCTTAGGAACCGCATACGTATCGTCTCTTATTATAAATAATAATTGATAGGAGATGATCCATGGATCAAAAACAATTAAGTGAAATTATACGGGAAGAGTATAAGCGATGCGCCATCGACCCCATTCACTTTTTCAGAAAATATGCTATAATTCAACACCCCAAGCGGGGTAAGATACCATTTGATCTTTATCCATTTCAGGAAAAGACACTTTCCGAATTACAGAATCATCGTTATACCATTGTATTGAAGGGTCGGCAACTTGGATTATCCACGTTGACTGCCGGGTATGCATTATGGAAAATGATGTTTACCAACGATTACAAGGTGTTGGTTATCGCCACCACTCAGGATGTAGCCAAGGAGTTGGTGATGAAGGTTCAGATCATGTACGAGAACCTTCCGGTGTGGATACGTAAGACAGCTCAAGCCGGAGTTTTCAATAAATTGGAATTGACATTCAAAAATGGATCATCTATCAAGGCGGTATCCAGTAATGAAAAGTCTGCCCGGTCGCCGTCCATTTCATTGTTGTTAGTGGATGAGTGCGCGTTCATCGATAAATTCGAAGATATCTGGACAGCGGCTCAAGCAACATTGTCTACTGGTGGTGATTGTGTTTTATTATCTACTCCAAATGGTCAGGGTAATTTATTTTATAAATTATGGATTGGTGCTACTGAGGGTAAGAAAGAAGAGGACATGGAGCCGTTCAATCCCATCAAGCTTCGTTGGGATGTGCATCCGGATCACGATGTTAAGTGGGCTGCGTCCCAAAAAGAAAAGTTGGGAGTTCGACAATTTGCACAGGAACATGATTGTGACTTTATTGCATCTGGGCATACCGTGGTGGAAGGTGAGACGCTTTTATGGTATAAGGAAAATGTAGTTAAAGACCCAATAGAAAAACGATATAGTGGAGATATGTGGATATGGCAATATCCAAAATATACCAAATCATATGTATTGACGACTGACGTTGCGCGTGGGGATGGAGAGGATTATAGTGCCTTTCATGTCATTGACATTGAGTCCATGGAGCAAGTCGCCAGTTATAAAGCCAAGATTGGAACCCGGGAATTTGGCAATCTGGTGGTCAGTGTGTCAACAGAATACAATCAGGCGTTGCTGGTTATCGATAACAAAAATATGGGATGGGATGTCGTACAGGTAGCGTTGGACAGAAATTATCCAAATCTATACTATAGTTTTAAAAACGATCCATATTTCGATGAGAATATTCAGTTAAGAAAAAATTACGATTTAAAGAACAAAAAGGATATGGTTCCCGGCTTTACGACCAATCACACTACCCGTATGAATATGGTTTCAAAGCTTGAAATTTATTTTAGAGAGAAGTCCATTGTGGTCAGAGACCTACGGACAATCAATGAATTGTTCGTATTTGTATGGATTCGTGGGAAGGCTCAGGCTGATTCCGGATTCAATGATGACTTGGTTTCATCCTTAGCCATGGCGTTGTTTGTTCGGGATACCGCGTTGAGGATGCGGGAGGTCGGAATAGAATTGACTCGCCGGGCATTGTCCACTACACAAAAATCTGTATACACCCCAAAGACCCCAACCCGAAATCAGTGGGATATGCCATTGGGCGGAGCCCGTGAGAATGAAGACATTAGATGGCTTTTAGACCGTAATAAATGATATTTATTATAAAATATGGCGTCGTTTAGAGATACACTATCAAGATTATTTAGCCGTAACATCATAATTAAGCGTTCACCGGGCAACCGTCTGAAAGTTTATGATGTATCCAGATCACAGTCGGATGGTAATACATCCATGAAATATGATCGGTACCGCTGGCACAATTCCAAAAATACATTATCAGTAACTGGATGGGGAAATGGATATACATCTGCAGAGATTGAAGCCAATCGCCGGATGATGTATTTGGATTATGAAGTGATGGATACTGATAGTATCATTTCATCAGCGTTGGATATCTATGCGGATGAAGCTACTACCAAGGATGCGAATGGTAACCTGTTGACGATACGATCACAGAACCCACACATCAAAAAAATATTGTACAATTTATTTTTTGACGTCCTCAACATTCAACATAATTTATGGAGTTGGGTTCGTAGTTCATGTAAATATGGTGACTTTGTTTTGTATCTGGTATTGCAGGAAGGCATTGGAGTTATCAATGTGATTCCAATTCACCCATCAGTTGTTGAACGTGAGGAAGGATATGATCCTGACTTTCCGGATAAGTATCGTTTCAAATACACCGGGGAAAATCACAACATGTTCAATCAAGAATACTTGGAAGAGTATGAGGTTGCCCATATTAGAATTACAACTGACACCAATTATTTACCGTACGGTAGAAGTATTATAGAGCCGGGTCGAAAAGAGTATAAACGACTGATGTTGTTTGAAGATGCGATGTTATTGCATCGAATTATGAGAGCCCCGGAACGTAGGATATTCAAGGTTGACATTGGAAACATTGCCCCGGAAGAAGTGGATGCATTCATGCAAAGCTTTATAGCGGCAACTAAAAAATCTCCATATATAGATCAGGCTACCGGGGATTACAATTTGAAATATAATCTTCAGAACATGTTGGAAGATTACTACTTACCCGTTCGTGGATCGGATAGTGGTACATCCATTGATACATTGCCGGGATTACAAAACGATGGTCAGATTGATGACGTCGAATACATTAAATCTAAATTATTGGCGGCTATTAAAATTCCAAAGGCTTGGTTGGGATTTGATGAAAATGTGGAAGGTAAAGCTACATTGGCTGCAGAAGACATTCGCTTTGCCAGAACTACGGAGCGAATCCAAAATTTCATCGTTGGTGAATTATATAAGATAGCCGTAACACATTTATATATTCAGGGATTTAAATCTGAAGAGTTACTGGATTTCGAATTGACGTTGGCGAATCCATCAACAATTTATAAACGTCAGCAAATAGATTTACTGAACGAGAAGATGAATTTGGCTACCAATATGTTGGAGTCCGGTCTGTTTTCGGATAAATACATCTATGAACGAATTTTTGATTTGAGTGAAGATGAGTGGAAGGCTGAACGTAATCAGGTAGTTGAAGATTTCAAAGAGCGGTTTAGAAAGGAACAGATCAAAACTGAAGGTAATGATCCCAAGGTTACTGGTAAATCTTTTGGAACCCCACATGATTTGGCATCACTGCAGATGGCATCTAAACTTGATGGCAATGAAATTAAAAATATGTACGGCTCCCCGGATGGGAGAGAGGATAATGAGGGACAACCAGAGAAGCATGGATCATACGGAACTGATGATGATCAGGCATTTGGAAGAGACCCGGACGGATCAAAGGGACATGATCAGGCTATGCGGGTCAATCTGAGGGCTCATAAAATCCCCGGACTCGATAAATATAAATCGGTGGAGAAGAGTATGGTGTTACAGGAACGTCGAAAAAATCAGATTAAAATGTTGAATGAAACGTCCTTATTAAAGGACGAAAACTAATCTTTACCTGTAGAACTTAATATTTATAGAAAAAACACTTTAGGCTGAATATGAAGAAACTCAAGCATTCAAAATACAAAAATACCGGGATCATTTTTGAGATTTTGACACGTAATATTGTTAGGGAGTCCATTGGCAAAAAGCCATCAGTCAGCATCGGCATCATCAAAAAACATTTTGTTGATGGTAGTGAGCTATCAAAGGAGCT